CGGCCGGCATGGCGGACCGCGTCGGAGATTTCGAATCGCTCCTCGCCGATCTCTCTTCCCGCGGCGCGCGCCGCATCACAGGAGGCTTCCGCATGTCGGAGCAGACGATCCAGCCCGGCCCCGACGCCGGGATCCCGAAGGCGGCGCATGACGCGGCCGTCGCGGCCGCCCGCGCCGAGGGCGAGAAGGCCGGCGCAGTCGCCGGCGCCAAGGTCGAGCGCGACCGCCTCAAGGCGATCCTCGCCCTCGACGAGGCGAAGGGCCGCGAGGCGCAGGCGCTCGCGATCGCCACGGACACCGACCTCGGCGCCGAGGCGGCGAAGGCGGTGCTCGCCGCCGCGCCGACGGCGGCTGCTGGTGGCCAGCCGCGGGCGAAGGATACGGCGCTCGGGCTCGTGACGGACCAGCCGCCCGGAAACGGTGGTTCGGCCTCGTCGTGGGGTGACGTCGTCACCGCGAACAACAAGTCGCGCGGCTTCGCCTGAAGCGGGTCGCCACATTCGAGACCTTCGCCGCCCTGAGGCGCGATCAATGGAGGATCCGACGTGACCATCCTGACGGAAGACCGCCGGACGGCGGCGCACTACATCGTCTCCGAGGCGGCGAATATCTACCGGTCGCGCGAGCAGGTGACGATCGGCCAGTCGGCGAAGCTGAAGGCCGGCACCGTGCTCGGCCGCGTGATGCTCGGCGCCGCGGTCGCGGCCGCGAAGGCCGGCGGCAACACCGGCGACGCGACGATCTCGGCGGTGACGCGCACCGCGGCGACCAAGATCGGCGTCTACGTCGTGCGCTTCACGGCGGCGACGAAGTTCGACGTCTCCGACCCGGACGGCTTCAAGATCGGCAGCGGCTCGACCGGTGCCGCCTACGCCGACGATCTCGGCTTCACGATCACGGCTGGCTCCACGCCGATGGTCGCCGGCGACGGCTTCGACATCACGGTCTCGTCGGGCTCGAAGACGTACGTGCCCCTCGACGCGGAGGGTTCCGACGGCTCGCAACTCGCCGCAGCGATCCTGTGGGGGCCTGTCGATGCGACGGACGGCGACGTCCGCGGCGTGATCACGGCGCGCGACACCGAGGTCGTCACCGACGCCCTGATCTGGCCGGAGGAATACCCGACCGAGTCGATCCCGGCACAGCTCCAGCGGCTGGCCGCTCACGGCATCATCGGCCGCTGAGCGCGGCCTCTCGCCGGCCGCTCGCGCAGAGCGGCCACTTCTCTTCACGGCTCGTCGCATAGGAGGCGCAAGCCATGGCGTCGGTGTTCGACATCTTCAATCAGGATGCCTTCTCGGCGATCGAGATCACCGAGAACGTCGTCCGCAAGACGGACTTCAAGCCGCAGCTGCTCGGATCGCTCGGTCTGTTCTCGCCCATCTATTCGCGCTCGCGCTTCATCGGCGTGGTGAAGAAGGCGAGCGGCCTCGCGCTGATCCCCACCTCCGAGACGGGCGCGCCGCCGCAGGAGCTCGTCCCTGAAGGCTCCGACCTTCGGCCCTTCAAGACGGTGCGGCTCGCCAAGGGGTCGACGATCTACGCCGAGGAGCTGCAGGGCGTGCTGGCACTGCCGCTCCAGGACCAGGTGCGCGAGATCCAGGCGGAGGTCTCCGACCGCTACGGGCGGATCACCGACGATATGGAGCTCACCTGGGAATTCCATCGGCTCGGCGCCATCCAGGGGATCGTCTACGACGCCGACGGCGTCACGGTGATCAAGAACTGGTATACGGAGTGGGGCATCTCGCAGCCGGCCGAGATCGACTTCGCGCTCGGGACGGCGGAGACCGACGTCCGCAAGAAGTGCCGCGACGTCAAGCGGGCGATGATGAAGGCGGCGAAGGGCGTATGGACGCCGGCGACGCGCGTGGGCGCCCTCGTCGGCGACAATTTCTTCGACTCGCTCGTCGATCACAAGCAGATCAAGGAGACGAAGCTCGGGACGGAGCGCGCGCCGAGCCTCGAGAACATCGAGGGCTATTCCTCGATCGAGATCGAGGGCATCACCTTCATCAACTACCGTGGCACGGATGACGGCACGACGCTCGCGATCGACACCGACAAGGCGAAATTCTTCCCGATCAGGGCAAACGGTGCCTTTCAGGTCGGCTGGGCGCCGGCGGAGTTCTTTCCCTACGTCAACCAGCGTGGGCAGGATCGCTACGGACTGATCGTCACGGACAAGGATCGCGACGCCTGGCGCCGGCCCGAGCTCTACTCCTACCCGCTGTTCATCTGCACGCGGCCGGAGATGCTGCTGCGGGCGAAGCGGGCGTAGCCATGCCCGGCTTCGCCGAGATCGCGGCGCGGCGTTCCCGCGTCGCGGGGGCCGTCGACCGACGGTGGGCCGAGCGGGTCCGGATCGTGCCGATGGGGGCGGGCAAGTACGTCGCCGCCACGGCCGATCCGGACCGGGTCGCCTACGAGATCGAGGCGCCGATCCTCTCCTCGCCCGGGACGCAGTCGCTCGACGGCGTCGAGCACCGCAAGGCGTCGCGCGGCATCGCCGCAGGGCCGATCGTGCTCCGGCTCGCGCCGGGGACGGTCGCGGCCGACGCTCTGCCGCGCCCCAGCGACCGGGTCGAGGCGCTCGACCGCGCTCCAGTCGAGGTGTTCGAGGTGGCCGGCCCGCCGCAGACCGACGGGGCGGGGCGCGTTCTCGTCAATCTCGTGCGGGTGGCGACATGAGCCTCGTCGCGCTCGCCCTCCGGATCGCGACGGTCAAGGCACTCGCCGCCGCGACCTGGGCGGGGCCGTGCGTGTTCGACTCCGCGATCTCGACGATCGATCGCAAGGTGCTCGAGGGCGGCCGGCCGGTCGTGATCGTGCTCACCGAGGAAATCGACGAGACGATCGTCGGGCGCGACCTCGTCGCACCGGACCGCACGGTCGCGCTCGCGATCGAGGCGGCGATCGCCGGCGAGATCGAGGGCGACGGGCCAGGTGCGGCCTTCCGGATCCCGCACACCGACGAGGGGCTCGAGCTCAGCCTCGATCTCCTCGGCCACCAGATCCTCCGCGCGCTCGCCGCGGCCGACGGGCCCTGGGCCGAGCTCTGGCGGACGCTGGTGCTGCGCGTGCGGGAGTCGCATCGCGAGCGCGGCGCCGGAGATCGGCGCGGCGTGCGGTACGCGGCGCATCGCCGAGTGATGCTGTGCGAGACGATCGGCGAGCCCGCCTTCGGGCGAGCGCCGGAAGGCGCATGGGCGACGCTGCTCGACCTCATGACGGCCGACGGCGAGCTCGCGGGACTCGCCGACCTGCTCCGCGAGGAAATCGCCGCGCCGGCAGGGATGCCCGACTGGCGCCTCGCGCAGGCGAGACTCGGCCTCACCCTGGCCGGCGCACAGGCGCTCGGAATCGTGCCGGTCGCGACGACGGCCGAGGGCCAGGTGCCGTCGCTCTGGTCGCTGTCGCTGTTCGGCGCCCCGATCGACCAGGACGTCGCCGACGTAGCCGACGGCCCGCTTCCCGAGGGGGCGTGATGGACATCGTCGATGCCGTCGCCTGGCTCGCCATGCGGCTGTCGCGCCTCGAAGGGCGGGTGGCGGGGACGGTGCGGCACGGCACCGTCGCGGCCGTCGATGCGGCGCGCAAGCGCTGCCGCCTCCGCCTCGGCGGCACCGACGAAGCGCCGTATCTCGGGCCGTGGGTGCCGTACACACAGGTCGCCGGCGCGCTCAAGCTGCACACTCCGCCGAGCGTCGGCCAGCAGATGACGATGGTCGCGGCGGGCGGCGACCCACGCCAGGCGATCGCGGTGCCGATGACCTGGTCGACGGCCAATCCGTCGCCGAGCGATGCCGCCTCCGAGCACGTCGCGACCTTCGGCGACTTCCGCCTCGAGCTGCGCGGCGGCGAGGTGGTGATCTCGGTGCCGCGGCTCGCGCTCGACTGCGGCGGCTCGACCTTCGAGCTCAGCGGCGACGGGCTGGCGCTCGCCGCCGCGACGGCGATCACCGGGGCTGCGCTGACGCACAACGGCCACGACGTGGGTGACAGCCACGTCCACACGGCAGTCGCGCCGGGCGGTGCCCTGTCCGGCCCGCCGCCCTGATCGTCCCGTCACGACAGGATCTCCAGATGGCGAATTCCGAGCGCGTCGGCATAGACCGGCGGACCGGCAAGGTGCTGATCGGCTGGCCGCATGTCGTCCAGTCGATCGAGGCGATCTTCACGACGGCCTTCTTCGTGCGGGTAATGCGGCCGCACGTCGGGTCGCTCCACACCCGGCTGTTCGGCGAGCTCGTGCTCGACGGCGCGCAGCGATTCCGCTTCGCGACTGTGCTGGCGATTCGGATGTTCGAGCCGTGCTTCGAGCCGGATCTCGTCGAGATGGTCGACCTCGACCGGACCGGCGATACCGGGTGGCTGATCGAGGGGACCTATCTGCCGCGCGGCCACCTCGGTGACCGAACGGCCGCCGGCCGGCGGCAGCTCGTGCTGACAGGCGGGCTCGGCTCGATCCGCGTCGCGGGGACCACGTTGTGAGCCGCACCGATCTGACGCCCGACCTGCTCGACCTGTCGCGCCTCGCGCCGCCGGCGCTCGTCGACACGTCCTATGAGACGATCCTCGCGCAGCGGCTCGCCTCGTTCGAGGCGCGGTGCCAGGCACTCGGCGTGCCGTGGGACGCGGGCGGCACCGAGTTCGACCCGGCGGTCGTGCTGCAGCAGGAGGATGCCTACCGCGAGATTCTGGTGCGCCAAGCGATCAACGACGCCGCGCGCCGACGCCTTGTCGGCTACGCCACGGGCGCTGATCTCGATTGGCTCGCGGCGACCTTCTACGCGGATCTCGGCATCCGCCGCATGGTGGTCGATCCGGGCGATCCGACGGCCTCGCCGCCGGTGCCAGCGACCTACGAGAGCGACGAGCGGCTGACCAGGCGCATCTTGCTGGCGCCGTGGGCCTACGTCGCGGCGATCACCCCTGGGGGCATCGTCTATCGGGCGCTCGCGGCCGATGTGCGGGTGATCGACGCGCTACCGATCAAGCACGGCACCGCCGACGTCGAGTGCATCGTGCTCGTCGACGACGGCGGCGACGCGGATATGCGCGCGGAGGTGCTGGAGACGGTGCGCCGCGTGCTCTCCGGCACGGGCGTCAAGGGCATGACGATGCCCGTTTCGGTCAGCCATGCCGTCGAGGTCGCGGCGCCGGTGACGGTGCGGCTCGACGTGCGCACCGGGCCGGACAAGCCTCTCGTCGAG